ATTATTTTAGAATTCGTAACATTTTTTAATTTAAAGTCTTTATCATTAGAATTTTCGTTAGTGTCATCGTTAATAGTAATTATATAAGATTCATCCATTATGTAATTAAATTGATGTATGATAATAAATAAAATAACAAAAATAAAAAATATCAATTTTTTATAAAAATATATAAATGGTATAAAAAATGTATAAAAATGAAAAATTTAATAAAAAATGTATAAAAATTTAATAAAAATGTATAAAAAATTTTATAAAAATATATAAAAAATTAATAAAAATTTAATAAAAATTTAATAAAAATTTAATAAAAATATATAAAATTTAATAAAAATGTATAAAATTTAATAAAAATGTATAAAAATTTAATAAAAATTATATAAAATAATGTATTTAAAAGGATATTATTATAAAATTTAATATGATGAGCAAATTAATTGAAATCGGTGATAATGAAATAATAACTTCGGATGAAGTAGAGACTTATACTAGTTTTGAAGATATGGATATAAATGAGAAATTATTAAAAGGGATATATGCATATGGATTTGATAAACCATCAAAAATCCAGGCGAAGGGTATAAAACCATTAATGAGTGGAAGAGATATAATAGCCCAGAGTCAATCAGGAACGGGTAAGACAGGTGCTTTTGTAATAGGAATGTTACAGAGAATAGATCCTTCAAATCCTAATTTACAGGCTATATTACTGTCACCCACAAGGGAGTTAGCAAAGCAGACAGAGATGATAGTAAATAAGATAGGTAGTTATATGAATTTAAAGGTAAAATTAATAGTAGGAGGATTACAGAAGAAAAATAGATATGAGTGGATAGATAGTGGTTCAAATAGTTGTCAAATAATAGTTGGAACAACTGGTAGAATAAGTGACGAATTAAATAAATCAAAGTATAATACAGATAATGTAAAAATAATGATATTAGATGAGGCTGATGAGATGTTATCGATAGGTTTTAGGGATCAATTATTATTAATATTTAAATATGTTCCATCGGATGCCCAGATAGGTTTATTTAGTGCAACGATGCCGGATGAGATGTTAGAGATAACAAAGAAATTCATGAATGATCCATTAAGGATATTAATAAAGGAGGAGAATGTATCATTAGAGGGTATAAAGCAGTTTTATATTCCAATGGAGAGGGAGCATGATAAGTATGAATGTATGATAGATTTGTATGCACATTTATCAATAACACAGACAATAATATATGTGAATAGTAAGATGACAGCAGATTGGTTAGTAAATAATTTAAGAAGGGATGGATATACAGTAGATTGTATATATGGATCTATGGCTGAGGAGAGTAGACATGAAGTAATGAAGGGATTTAGGAGTGGAACATCAAGAATATTAATATCAACAGATTTAACATCAAGGGGTATAGATATTCAACAGATATCATTAGTAATAAATTACGATATACCAAAGGAGAAGGAGACATATATACATAGGATAGGAAGGAGTGGAAGATTTGGGAGGAAGGGAGTAGCGATAAATTTTGTAGGTAAAAATGATTATGATAGATTTATGACAATACAGAAGACATATAATATAAATATAGATCATTTACCAAGTGATTTTACAAATATATTGGATTAAAAAAAATTAATATAAAAGTAAATAAAAAAAATAAAATGTAATAAAAAAAAATAAATATATGGAAAGTAATTTTAATAAATATAAAAGATAAGTTCAAGGTAAATAAAAAGCAAAAAGGATAGTATAAAAATAAAAATATAATAATAAAATATATTATATTAAATATATTATATTTATATAAATGGAGTATTTAGTAGCGGCGAGTATAATATCGGCTGGATATGTATTAAGTAAGAAAGATAAGATAGATGGTAAGATAGTAAAACCCAAGAGAAAAATATCAGAGAATAGGAAACCAAATGGAGCTACGATATATCAGGAGAAAATGTTTCAAAAAGCAGAGCATATAGATAGTAAAAAAGCCCAAAGAATGATAAGTCAATTTAATAGGGGTGAGCCAGTAGTATTACCAGGACCACCAGAAGCACATGTAAATGGACCATTTAAGAAGATAGATTATAATGATAATGGACCGATAGTATCATATGATCCGAATAAGGAGAATAATTTAATAAGAGAATTTGATAATAGTGAAGTAGCGAGAAGGAGTAGAATAGATAATGAGGTAAAGCCGTATGCAAATACAGGATTCAATGCAGGTTGTGGATTAGTAATGTCATTATCACAGGATTCATTAACACCAAAAAATATAATAGAGAATAAAGATAAAATAATGTCATTAACAGGTAAGGAGATGATACGAGAGGAATTTGTTCATAATAATATGGTTCCATTTTTTGGAAGCACAATAAAACAGAATGTGGATGAGAAATCAACATCTACAATGTTAGAGAATTTTACAGGAAATATGGAGAATTATAGACAGAAGAGTGAGGTTCCGAGTTTTTTTGATGTAAAGACGAATGTTCATAATGTTTATGGAATGCAGAATATGGATGAATCAATAAAGGAGAGATATTATGTAAGTGATAAGAGGAATAATGAGGCACCGATAGAGCAGATAAGAGTAGGACCAGGTTTAAATAAAGGATATACAGCACAGCCATCAGGAGGATTTCAACAACCAGATACAAGAGATTATGTAATACCGAAGACAGTAGATGAGTTAAGAGTAAAGACGAATCCGAAACAGTCATTTGAAGGTAGAGTAATAGCGGGAGTGAAGGTAGCGAGACCAGCGAAGGTAGGAGAAGTAGCAAAGAATAGACCGGATAGATTTTATGTAAATAATCCGGATAGATATTTTACAGCGGTAGGAGCAGTAACAGGAGCAACACAGAGACCATTAGTTTATGTAAAACCGCAGAATAGGAAAGAAACAACAAAAGAGAGAATAGGAACAGCAGGACCAGTGAATGGAACAAAAGCGACAGTAAGACCAGATTTTAAGGAGACAACAAGACAGCAATTAAATAATGGAGGATGGAGAAATTTAGAGAAGATAGGAAGTTGGTTAGGATTAAATTTTGATTGGGGAAAGAAGGGAATGGATGCAAAGAGGACAAGGAAGCAGGATACAGAAGAAAAGAGTCAGTTAGGAGTAGCAGAAGGATTAGTAAAGAGGGGAACATTAAATAATAATAATGTAAGAGATACAAGGAAGACGAATATAATAGGTAATGCAAGACAGGCAGGAAATGTAGAAACAGTTAAACATGGTTATGTAAATAATCCGAATGATCAACCGAGAACAACAGTGAAGGAGACAACAATAGATAATGATTATTTAGGACAGGCACGTAGGGAGGGAGCAGAGCATGGATATGTGAATGATCCAAATGATCAACCGAGAACGACAGTAAAGGAGACAACAATAGATAATGATTATTTAGGAACGGCGAAGAGGGAGGGACCAGAAAAGGGATATATATTAGATCCGAATGATACACCGAAAGCGACGAATAAGCAGGGAACAATGAATAGGGATTATATGGGAGGAGCGAATGAACCGAATAAGGAGGGATCATATAATGTAACACATGAATTAACGGAGGCGAAGGAGACAAATAGACAGAATACATCAACAGATTATACAGGAAATGTGGGAGGAGGTGTAGAGGTAAAACCGATGTCATATGATGATATATATAATGCAACAATTAATAGTTTAAGGGAAGAGAGTTTAGCATCGAGAGTAGCGGCGAAGGATGGACCAAAGACAGGATTATCAGTAGATAAAGTAAATATGACAACAATGAGAACAGGAGATGTAAAGAATAAGGCAATAACGGATAGGGGTTTAGCACCAACAAGAATAATAAATTCATTACCACAGACAGATAATTGTTCAGAGACGAAGCATAAGATGTCATTACCGAATGAGTTAATACAGAATAGGTTAGATCCAGATTTATTAAATGTATTAGATGAGAATCCGTATGCACAGCCAGGATTTAATAGATTTCCAAATAAAATATATTCATAGATAAGCGAAGCAATACTATAAGCGAAGCAATACTATAAGCGAAGCAATACTATTAATAATAAAAATATATATTTTTAATAAAAAATATATATAATAAAGGTAAAATGTATAATAAATATTGAGATATAATAAATTATTAAATAAAATAAATTAAATACAGATTGTTTGAGGTTCTTTAATAGTAAATTTAAAATTATTATTTTCATCTTTATAAATATTTTCGAATTTGGTATAGATAACATTAATATTGTTAAAATTTTTAAACATAGATGATTGTTTGCAAAGTAGAGATGCTTGTAAAATGATAGTATCAGATACATTATTTTTATTAAAGGGACAAAGAGATAGATGAAAAGAGGGGTATTTTTCGAGATGGAACCAGATATCATCTTTATTAGAGGTATTAATGAGTTCAAAATTATCTTTAATATTTTCGGCAATTTTAATAATACCGTCATCAATATGGATAGTTTTCATTTTAGATAAGAATATTTTTATTATTTTTTATGAATCTATATATTATTATTATAATATTTTTTAAAATAATAATAAATAAAAAGAATAAATAATAGAAAAAAATAAATAAAAGAAAATAAAAGAAAATAGATTAGAAAATGAAAATAACAAAAATAAGTAGATATAGAACGATCCACCAGATATTGAAAGATGAAGAAGCGATATTTTCAATAAAGTTAGAGTCAGAGAGGCTATTAGAAAGGTTATCGAAAGCTTGATTAGTATTTTTGATAGTATTAACAGTATTATTATATAGATCAGATATATCAAAAACTTGACTATTAGAGGAGAAAATATTTTTTTTAGAATTAGAGTTGTTATTCATTTATATATAATAGAATAAAATATTTTAATAAAAAAAAAATAAAAATATTTAATCCGTTTATTCGATATAATAAAAATAATAATAATTATATATAAAAGTAATAAAATGGGAAGAGTAAATTTTAATATATTATTAGAGGCGAAGGGTGAGTATCAAAAGCATTTACAGAATATATTAACTCCACATATATATGAGGGTGTAATGCATATATATAGTAAGTCAAGTGAGGCAGGTAAGAATCGTTTAAAATATTTTCAGAGTTTTTTAGAGGGTGTTCCGAAATGGAATGAAGAGATAGTAGAGAAGGAGACAGAGAGAATAAAATATGAGAGCACATGCACATGGTTAAAGGATTTAGTAGAGGCAGTATTTGTTAGTAATACATTAATATTAGTAACGACATCGAATAAGAAGAGTGATATAGATTTAGAGATAAAGATACCGACAGAGTCACAATTTATACATAAATGTTATATAGAGGTAGCGAGAGAGTTTTATAAGAATCCATATTTATTAGATGATACATTAAAGAGTTCAGAAAGACAGAAGAATATGAGGAAGAGTTTAAATTTAATAAATAGTTCAATAGAGGAGACAGTAAGGAAGTTATTACCGATAAGGAGTATATTAAATAAGTATTTAAATGATAATTTAGAAGAGGAAGAGGAGGAAAGGGTAGATGGAGGATATAGAATAAAGAGATTAAATACAAATATATTAGGAATATTAGATCAGACAGTAGAGAGTGATAGTGATTCAGATAGTGATTCAGATAGTGGATCATCAGTAGGTGGATCAATAGGATCAGATACGAGTGATGAAGAAGAAGATTCAGGAGAGAGTGATTCAGATAGTGAGGAGGATAGAGAAGTAGCTTCATTATCATTAAATAAGATACAAGATGAAATAAAAAATGAGCAGCAACCACAAAGACCGCCAACACCAGAGTTATTAATACCGGCACCAGCAAGATCACCATCACCGACGATAGATTTAAGTGATATGGGTAATAATACGATAAACAATGTAAGTTTATCAAATAATAATAGTAATGTAGTAAGCACATATGTTCAACAGCCAATAGAGGTAAATCCGGTAGTAACGTCAGATATAAATCCGATAGTAATAGATACATCATCATTAAAACCAGAGAATGTATTGGATAGAAATATGTTAGAGAATAGTAAAGCATTACAGAATATAAATGTAACAATAACAAAGGAGAATAAAGATAATAGTCCAGTATCAAGTCCGGTAGATAGTCCAGTAAGAAGTCCAAGAATAAGTCCAAGGAAAGGAATGGGAGAGGGTGAAGATATAAAGCCAGAAATAAAGACAATAAAAGTAAATTTAGGAAAGAATAATATATCATCAGAGAATAGAGTAGAAAATAAAGTAATAGATGAAGTAAATAAAATAAATCCGGTAAAGAAAGGAGTATTTATAAAGAAGATAAAGAAGAGTTCTCATAGAGAAAAGCCAAAATTTTATTAAAAACTTATTTAATAAAAAAAGTTAAATTATTTTCATATGGATAGTTCATATAAAAATATTTGTTTAAATATATTTAAAAAAAATATAAAAATTTTATTATTATTATTTAATAAAAAATGCATTTAAAGACTATTTACTAATTTATATATATACGCAAATTTTTTTTATTAACATTAATAAAAAAAAGTTAAATTATTTTCATATGGATAATTCATATAAAAATATTGTTAAAAAATTTTTTTAAATATTTATTAAAATATTATAGAAAATATATAAAAATTTTATTATTATTATTTAATAAAAAATGTATTTAAAGACTATTTACTAATTTAT